GCAAAGCTACAACCAAACCTCAAAGTGTAAAAGGTGCATTTCTTCGAATGCTTACATACCTGGCTGGTAGTGGAAAGATAATAAATAAAAAACTCTGAGAATCAGAAATTCTCAGAGTTTTCAGCCTTTAGCTTCACAGCTTCGTACACCCTCAGGGATTCGAACCCTGGACCCACTGATTAAGAGTGTTTATCCAATTTATAGATTATTGTCCTTATTATTAGTTAATTATATTGCTTTCTAAACAGTGCAAGGATAAGTTTTTGAACATTTTCTATTTAAAGGCTTTTCCTATCCTGTCACCGGATACCCATCCATCGCCAAACTGGCAGTCCTTGATGTCTACGATATAGACCCCTTTTATCTCCAGTCCTTTCCTTTGTGCCTCTTCCAAGTATGTACGTGCATAAGCATCAAAGTTTGCTCCAGAATAAGCATCAACTGCAAGGATGAGAAAGTTCGCATCTGTCAGTTCGCCTTTGTAGATTCCTATATCGGCATCCACGAGACTCTGGACGTATCTGTCAGCTTTGTCCTTTTGTTCCTGGGATGGCTTGTTTTCTCCGCAGCCAAACAATGATATGGCCAGTATGAGCAATGGTAACTTCTTCATGGATTGTTTGTTTTTGATTTTTCAAGTAATTTCTTTGCTTTTTCTAAACGCGTAATGTAGCTCATTACATCATATTGAACAAAAGCCCATTTCCCATCTTCATATTTGATACTTTCATTTGTTTCGAGTGCTTGCATTACTTGATTATACATAGAATTATCTTCGTCAATTGTTCTCTTGGCTCGTATTTCGTTCTCCTTCATAAATATCTCGATTGCAATTTTTATGACTCTAATTTCATTCTCATAATCTTTCTTTTTCCGATAAAGAATTGCAAGCCGTTCGTATGGATGGTTCATCGGTAATTTGGGGATAATTGATTTTTCATATATTTTTATGGCTTCATCAATCATACCCTCTTTTTCTAAATCTATCCCAATTCTAATAAGCCTTGAACTTTTTTCGTAATCATCTGAATACGTATCCATATAAATTTCTTCCGTTGTATCTTGGAACATTTCATTGTTTAGATTTTGTAACTTTTCTGTTAACTCTGTATCATCCTTACAAAATACCTCACGAGGTCTTGAGCCATTTGCAGCACCAATTATACCAGCTTGCTCAAGTTGATCCATAATTCTTCCTGCCCTATTATATCCTATCGCAAATTTTCGTTGAATAAGCGAAGTGCTTCCTTGTTGCATATTCACTATTAAACGGGCAGACTCTTCAAATAATGGGTCTAGTAGACTTGAATCAAAAGTTTTGATGTCGTTTGTTTCTTTATATAGACTGTTTTTTTCTGTTGTCAATTTATCTTTAATACCTGCATTCTCATCTTCGAAAGAAAATCCTGTATAATCATTGAGACCTGTATTTATAACCGTTTCTATTTTATCCTCGTTTTTGATTTTGTTGCTTTCTTCTACTTTTTTGTCAGGTATAAAAGCACAGCAAATTCCAATAACCGCAAGTATAGGAAACCATATCCATGATGCGTTTGTGAGTAAAGGAATCATTATTGAAGCCCAAAAGAACAAAAATATCAGGATAAATCTCAATGGATTTTTATTGATTATCTCGTTGCTTTTTTCGCACTTGGATGAATACGAATTCTTATTTCCTGATATTTTAGTCCTAGAATATATACCTGTTCCAGGTATCCCAGTATTCACATACACTCCTTTCTTGCCCACATTCACAGAAGCTCCACGCGGACCTACAGACCAACTTGTTCCTGTTTTGCTTATGTTTAAATGCACTCCAGGAAGAATCTTTACCCTTTTCCTAAAATAAAGTCCCATATTATTTCATTGTGTTCATTCTAATACTCAATTTTACTAAGGCCATAGCTCTCACAGAAGACAATGGGAAATCTTTTGGTTGATGGTTTTGATTGTAACTTACCAGTTTTATCCAGTCTTCACCTTTTTCTGAATGCTGGACGTATTTTACAGTTAAGTATTCATCTCCATCCAGATCTATTGACACAAGGTACATTTCTCCAAAGAAAATATGACTCATTTCTAAAGGTACCTCCTTATATGCTACGATGTCACCAGATTTAAGCAACGGATACATAGAATCTCCTTTGACATACACTGCTCCATCACATTTAGGAATATTAGGGATATTGATTTGTCCCAGAATATTCTGATCCTTATTATCAAACAGAGATTTCAGATTTGCAGCAGCTTCTACGTCATAAAGGGTTATTACTCCTTCTTCCTCTGTTTTTTCAGTACCCTTAGGATGGAAGATTTGAGTAACTTCAGGTGTGCGTAAAGGTGTTCCACGACCGGTTAAGATATAATCGGCATTAATTTCCTCTCTTGCAGAACATACAGCAGATAATAAATCTGAAGGTAATACTTTTTCTTTTCCACCTTTAGTCTTTCCTTCTTTTAATTGTGAAAGTTTTGACTGTGCAGACTTTACTCCATATTTCTTTTCTATTTCGTATGAAGAAATTCCCGCTTTCTCAATACTTTCAAAAAATCTTTCAATAATTCCCATAATTTTAAAGTTTTAATTTGATACTTTAAAATTATAAAGTATCTTTGTATTGTAACAAGTACGAGGTGTTACAGGAACAATTGGTTAAACATTCCTCCTAGGAGGTTTAATATATGCACCCATGATAGCTCGTACCTATTATGAGTATAGCAAAAGTTTATGATTTCAATTATTATCAGCTCAATCAGTATAGTTATCAACATTTTCGTAATTTATGCAAATTATAAAATGGATAAAAAACTGGATCTGAATTTTAAGAAGTTAAAGCAACAATCAGAAAGTCAAATCTAGTGCTTGTTCTCTACTTCTATCATTACCAAAATCATCATCCCAAACGAGTTTAATAATAGGAGAATACGCGTGTCCTTCAAATAGCATCATAACTATATCAAAGTGATCATCTTTATTTAATATTGGATAGCTCGTTTGTTTTATCAATAAACGAATACCCGAATTTGGCTCTGTAATATCTTTCGAATGAATTCTTATATTACGAGCTGTTCCCATCCCTTTATTATACACTCGAATCCTCCAACTTTCATTGATTTTAAAAGTATTAGCACAGACTATTGCTTTTTTCTCGTCCTCCTCAATTTTCTTATTTTTCAACAATGTATAATCATTAATTTGTAGTTGCTGTTTATCAAGTTTTCGTCTTGTAACCCAACTGTATATTCCGGCAAAAACAGATATAGACAGACTGACTAATGAAATAATGTCAGATGTTTCCATTATTTTATATTAATATATTTTGTTCCATTAAATATCTTTTGAAGCTCAGATTCCACATCTTCTTTAACCTCTCGAAGTACATCTTTTTGTACATCTAGATTATATTCAAGAAGTTCATTATAACCACCGAAATACTCTCGTCCACAATTTGTACATTTTATGTAGGATTTGTTTTCATTAAATTCAAAATCTTCACTAGCACATGTTGCACATCTAAGTACCCCTTCGTAATCCTTCTTCATATAATAATGTATTAAGGTTCTTAATAGTTAAACAATGTTACATACTTTATTATTTTAAAGCAGTATATTTGATACTTTAGAATAATAAAGTATATTTGCATATCGAAACTTTGATACGAAACAAAGATAACAAATAACATCAATAATACGCACGATTATGAAAAAGAATTTATTACACGAGATTATGAGCCTTGCATGGCAACTGGTAAAGAGAAATGGTTTCTCTATGAGTGAAGCGTTAAAATGCGCTTGGGCAAACATGAAGCTGAAAACTGCAATGAAGCAAAGAATCGTAAAGTTCTATTTTAAAAAGGTTGATGGTTCTGTTCGTGAAGCCTATGGTACTTTGAAAGAGAATCTGATACCTGCTACAAGTGGTGATAGCAGAAAGAAGAATGATACCGTTCAGGTGTACTTCGATACAGAGAGACAAGAATACAGATGCTATAAAAAAGCTAACCTTTTAAATATCGCATGACTATGACACGCTACGAAATAGAACGAGAACTCGACAGCCTCTATAAGGACTTAGAGATAGCCCACAATTCGGACGAACAGACCGTTTGCCGGGTATTCAACACTGACTCAAAGCGCGAAGCCATTCAGGTCATAACTGACGAAATAGACAATTATGAATCTGCCCTAGAAAAGTTTGACCAGCCGACCAATGACGATGATGGCATGGACTATGACGCCCTGTGCAGTGTCCAGGGGCTTGCCCGATATGCTTAATCTTTTCAAACCCTGCTGACGGCCAGTGACCGGCAACCGATAGCGAGAATCGGGCAGGGTTCTACTTGATTGGTTCTTTGACGTATTGGAAATTTTAGGTGTACCGCTACACCTGACGCAAAAGGGAGACGACTGAGTAGCGGTAGCGGCTGTGTGAAAAGAGTGTGAGTAATGGACTGACAATAAGATAACGCAGCATACGAATCACACAGACAACAAAAAGACACTTATACGATTGCAGGTGGCCGTAGGCCGGCTACAAAGACAATCTTCACTGATTAGACACCAGCAAGAACTATATATCCCGTGGCTTATCAAAGGTTTGGTAAGCAGTAAGGCAACTATCGGAACGCCCACGGGAACGAATTTTAAACTACACGATTATGGAAGTACACAATTACAAGGCATTTGACTCTTCGGATGTACTGAAGCTGATACCGAAGGATGATGTGGTGGCCTACTACGGTATGTATTACCTGATGTCGGATTATGGACTTGAGGAATGTCTTAATCTGATATGTGATGAAGATATTGCAGAATATCTCGAGAAACAAGGTTATAAAATCGAAAAACCGGAAGAGCCATGCGAAAACTGATAGTTCTCTGTGCTATATCCGTCGTGATAATGCACTTTAATCAAGATCTGTCCGCTATGTATTGGATAGGGTTCATAGGAGTTACAATCACAAGTTTATTAATCGGAAAAAGATTAGACAATGAACGAACTGAAAGAAACAATAGATAATATCTGTGATGATTTCGCTGACATCAATGCAATACTGGCAGCCCGTTCAAGAGAACTGGACAGACGTGAGGCCTTTGATCAAGAAATCAGCGAACAGATTCAAAATTTGCTGAAAGAAAAGAAGTGATATAATAGACAGATAGTTCAAGGGTAGAATATCCTGCATGTCAGGAAGGTTACGGGTTCAAGTCCCGTTCTGTCAGCAATCAATTAAAAGTTATTTATATGGTAAAAGAAATAGAGGTTAATGAAAGCTACCAGACAGTACGTCTCTTTGACGTAATGAAAAAAGGGGATATCTACAAAGTTCCTTACGACAAGAAACGGCATAACGGAATCAAATTGGAAGCTTCACGTCGTAATCGTGATCTTCGTTTGATCGGAGTCCTAAAAAATAAAATGGATGTAAAGTTTCGTGTATCAGCGACAGAATATCCAGGCTTCTCTGCAATAATCTGTTTAAAGTAATGATGTTTTATGGTAAATGAAGAAGTTCTAAAAATTGTTCTGAATGATAAGACATTTGGACGCGATCAAGCTGCTGATATTGTTGGCGGTTTGTCAAGGTTAATAGACTTAATCGGCAAAGGATTAATCCGTGCCGAAAAGCGAACGAATAAGCAGAATGGGAAATGGTTCTGTAATGCTTACGATGTGATTAAACATGCACAGTTGAAATATTGAAATACACTAATATGGATGAAAAATTTAATTTGTATCAGAAGATACAACACGTTTCAAACGAGATAAAGAATATCGAAAAGAACATGACAGTAGGCAAAGGTAACTATGCTTATAAAGCGGTACAAGATATAGATGTTACTCTTGAAGTGAAAGAAGCAGAAACGAAGCATGGACTTGTCAGTATTCCTATTAAACAGGAACTGATTAAGTCAGAAGTCATTCGTGTGATAAAAGATGGTGGAGGTGAATCCATTAACTATATGGACATAATAAAGATGACACTTCGTATCATCAATCTTGACAATACATCCGAATATGTTGATGTTGAAAGCTTTGGCCGTGGCCTAGACCCCGGAGATAAAGGATTTGGTAAGGCTTCGACCTACGCCCGTAAATATGCCCTGTTGAATGCCTATAAGATAGCCACAGGTGAAGACCCGGATGAAAACAAATCCAAAGTACAAGCTCCGGCTACAGTAGATGAAGTGAAAAACGCTGTTGTCGGTTATATGATGGTTGATAACCAGTTTGCACAAAATATCTTGTCTTACTTCAATGTTGGAAGTCCGGAAGATATGACGAACGAACAGCTTAAAATGGCATACAATAATCTCAAGAAGAAAGGAAAAATATGACGGAAACCATGTATATAGGAAGCGGTGACGTTCACGCCTTGATGAGCGGTAAAAATACAAAATCACACATCGCCCTCATGCAACGTTTCGTCAGCGGTATAAAACCATATTACAATGCTTTTGCCAGTCCGATAGATGCTTTACGTACAGGAGCTATTCTCGAAAACAGGTATCTGCTTACTTTACCTGACAACTACTTTACACAGTACGTTGTCAGGTCAGATGAAATGAACGTGTTTAAATGTAGTCTGGATTTTGCTTGTCTCAATAAAGGAAAACTAACTGATTTTGATGAACTGAAGACTCTATACTTGTCAGATTATTTGGATTTTATTGAGCCGATAAAGAACGATAATAATGCTTTGGTTGAGTATGTAAAGAAAAAGCATAAGGCTTATTATTACCAAGTACAAGAACAATTGTTTTGTACAAAACTGAATAGCTGTAATCTTGTGTTTTTGTCCGTAACCACTTATGAAGATGAATTGAATTGGCAACGAAATATTTTGCCCAATGAATATTGTAAAATCCGAATTTCTCGTGATGAAAAAGTGATTAAAGAGATAAAGGATAGAGGTTTTATATTTCAACAGATAAAAGATTTTTATTCAAATTGATATGAGTAATCAAATAACCGGGCGGTTGGTCTATATCGGCCAGCCCCAAGAAATACCTTCAAAGAACGGCGGAAATCCGTATGTGAAACGTGAGTTTATCCTTGACGCTACGACACATGATCCATATACAGGTGAACGCAGTCAGTATGAGAACATTCTACCTCTTGAAGTAAGCGGTGACAAATGTGCTGAACTAGATAATTATAGGGTAGGCGATGTGATAACGGTTTCTTTTGCCTTACAGGGCAGGGAATGGACGAATCAGGACGGACAGGTGAAACGGATGGTGTCCATCCGCTGCTATAAACTGGAAGCCCGTCAGCCAATGCGCCAGCCAGCATCCATGCCAGTACAGCAACCGGCACCGATACAAACGCCAATCATGGCACAGGCGTTTCCACCTGATGTAGATGCTAACGGAAATCCAAAAGACGATTTACCTTTTTAGCCTATGAGCTTATTTAATCTGAAGAATGAATATGATATACCCAAGTTCAAGGCTTATGTAAACAAGCTGTTTCAGGAACGTGCAGTTGTGGAGGTAAAGAAGAAATTGCCTAACCGCACACTCGCACAAAACAGTTATTTACATCTGCTTTTAGGGTATTTCGGTAGTGAATACGGTTGCAGCCTTGATGAAGCCAAAATTGACTTCTACAAAAGGACTTGCAACCGTGATTTGTTTGAGAGAAAGACGGTCAACAAAAAAGGAAAAGAAGTAACCTATCTGAGAAGTTCGGCAGAGCTGACGACAGGTGAAATGACATTGAGTATTGACCGTTTCCGAAACTGGTCTGCGTCCGTTGCCGGTATCTATTTGCCGGCTGCAAACGAACAACAGATGCTTATCTACGTACAACAAGAAATCGAACGTAATAAAGAGTTTATTTGACTATGGACAAATTTTTAGGACAAGACATTCCTGAGCAGGAACGATGGCAGTTCCTTCAGGACAATGCCGATGCAGTAGAAAAAATCGGTTACACCCACAGATTTACCCCTGAAGAACTGGCCCAGAAGAAAGAAACCTTGGCCGAGGTTTCAATTACCATCAACGATGTTGAATTGGAGAAGAAAGAGGCTATGGAAAGTTATAAAGAACGCCTGAAGCCTTTGAATGAAGAAAAGCAGGAACTTTTGGACAACATTAAAAGAGGTTCTGAGTTCGTGGAAAATGAAGAATGCGCCAAAATTCTTTATCACGAGGAAAAGATGGCCGGATTCTACAACAAGTTAGGTGAACTGGTTTATAGTCGCCCGATCATGCCACAAGAAATGCAGAAGACAGTATTTAGTATTAACCGTAAAACAGGAACAGATAATTAATTATGAGTGAGAACAAAATCAACCTGGTTGTGCCGAAAGAATATAATGGTAAACCTATCGAAGTAGTATTGAGAGAAGGTGAAGCATCCGTAGCCCTTGACCCGAAAGAACCGGAAAGAGTAGTTATCAATGGAACGATAGAAGCACCCTTCAGATGGCTGGAAAAGCGTGTCGAACTGATTAATCAGAAATCGGCCAATATCATTGTAAACCGTGATAAGATGGGGTTGATATTAACTATTGATGAAACCAACTACTATCAGACTGAAATCAGTGGTGTTTTACAACCTTCAAAGGAAGTGCTGGAGTTCGGTATCAATACCGACAAGAAATGGGAGCCTATCAAATTGTCCCAGTTCTTCAAGATGCACCGTGCCTTCTTCAAGGATAAGTCTGAGAACATGATGCTGGTTTCCACTTTGAAGAATTTCAAGGCGAAGGTGAATCAGGATATAGAACGTAGCAAAGAGGAAAACGGCAGCAAGACGGATAATTATTCTCAGGTAGTTGATTCTAATCTACCGAAATCATTCAAACTGAACATTCCTCTTTTCAAAGGTTTTCAGTGTGAAGAAATCGAGGTTGAAATTTATGCTGATGTAGATGGACGGGAAGTTTCTCTCTCTTTGGTCTCTGCCGGTGCGAATGAAGCCATTGAGGAATACAAGAACAAAGTGATTGATGAACAGATTGAAGCAATCAAAGACGTTGCACCTGACATCGTAATCATCGAAGTATAATTGACAGCCCGGAAAGACGGGCCCTGGTATCGTGGCGGAACTGGTAGACGCTATGCTCAACGATTGGACGGTCAATCCATAGATGCAAAGAACTGACAACTCATGCAGGTTCGAATCCTGCCGGTACCACAAACTAAAATTATGAATTATGCCGTATTACATCAAAAAACCTAAAAAGAAGAAAGAAAAGCCTTTGCCGTTATTTGACAAGGCAGGTATCAAGATTAAGAAGAAGCCGGATTTAGTGGCCAAACTCGACAAAGTTTTCAGCCGCTATATCCGGCTTCGTGATTGTATGCCAAACGGGTATTTCCGTTGTATCTCATGCGGCCAGATAAAGCCATACGCACAGGCCGATTGCGGACACTTCCATTCGCGCCGCCACATGGCCACACGCTTTGACGAGGACAACGCCCACGCAGAATGCCGGGCGTGCAACCGATTCAGTGCTGACCATCTGATACAATATGAAAAGAACTTGAAGGTCAAAATCGGTCAGCAACGTTTCGATAAGCTGGCATGGAAGGCCGGACAAACAAAGAAATGGAGTGATTTAGAGTTAATGGAACTCACAAAGTATTACAAGGCTTTGGGAGACAAATTTAGCAGGGAGAAAGGTTTATGAATACTCTTTTTGAAATACCTCTTAGCAAAACTAAATCAAAGAATCACGGAGGTAAGATATGTAGCAAATGTGGAAAATTTAAGGCATACAAGTATTTCTCAAAGGATAATGCGCGTAAGGATGGGCTACGCTCATCATGTAAACAATGCGACAAAAAACAACAACATGAGTGTAGGCAACATATTTCCTACATATCTGTAACGGAAAAACAATGCTCCGAGTGTGGTAGAATACTCCCCATTGGAAAATTTGGAATTGATAAAACCAAAAAAGATGGACATAGAAGTTACTGCCTTGAATGTATGGGTGAGCAACAACGCCACAGAAAAAGGATAAGATTAATCAAACAGCCTACATCTAAATTATGATATATAAATTACGTGACTACCAGCAGAAGGCCAGTGATGCAGCAGTCAGTTTCTTTGCCAACAAAGCCAAGAAGAATAATGTTATCATGGTGCTTCCAACCGGTGCTGGCAAGAGTCTTGTTATAGCTGATATCGCCAGCCGCCTTGAAGGGCATACGCTGGTGTTTCAGCCGTCAAAAGAGATATTGGAACAGAATTTCCTGAAGCTCTGTTCTTATGGAATTCTGGACTGTTCCATTTATTCCGCATCATTTGGGCGGAAAGAGATTTCAAGAATAACATTCGCTACGATTGGTAGTGTTGTCAATCATCCTGAGCTTTTTCAGCATTTCAAGAATATAATTATAGATGAATGCCATCTGGTTAACCCGAAAGAAGGAATGTATAAATCATTTCTTTCTATGCTGAAGTGCAAGGTGCTTGGATTGACGGCTACACCTTACCGCCTTGCATCAAGCAGGGATTTTGGCAGTATGTTGAAGTTTATCACTCGGACCCGGCCTTGTGTATTCTCTGAGGTTATTTATCAGGTTCAAATCTCCACCCTTTTGGATATGGGTTATCTGTCAAAGCTGAATTATTATGAAATGAACCCTTTAGGATGGAATGAACTTAATCTGAAGGTGAACACGACCGGAGCCGACTACACAGACAAGTCTGTCGTAAAGGAGTATGAGCGTATCGATTTTTACGGGTTTCTGGTCAGCATTGTACAAAGACTAATGAATCCTAAAAGCGGGATAAAACGAAAAGGTATATTGGTCTTCACGAGGTTTTTGAAAGAAGCTGAACGCCTTACCTGGTCTATTCCCGGAGCGGCCATCGTTTCAGGAGAAACCCCAAAGAAAGAGCGTGAGAGTATTCTTGAGGCATTCAAGGCCGGAGAAATTCCGGTCGTGGCCAATGTCGGCGTACTTACTACCGGATTTGATTACCCAGAACTGGATACGATTGTCATGGCACGTCCTACGATGTCTTTGGCTCTCTGGTACCAGATTGTCGGTCGTGCCATCCGTCCGCATCCAAATAAGGAAGCCGGGTGGATAGTTGACCTTTGCGGAAATCTGAAACGCTTTGGCGAAGTGAAGGATCTTCGCCTTGTTGATAGTGGAAATGGTAAATGGGCCGTGTACTCCAATAGCAGACAGTTGACTAACGTAAGATTCTAAAACTATGGAAGAAGGATTTTTGAGACTAAGCCGCAGGTTTTTCTCGAATGAAATGTGGAAAGTTGCCCGTGAGTTTTCGGAATGCGAAGCGTGGCTTGACTTGATTCAGTCAGCACGATTTGATGCAACCGACGAGGCGTATAGCGAACTCATCGGAGGTCGAGAAATCTCTTATACAAGAGGTCAATATCCGGCATCCATATCATTTTTGATGAAGCGTTGGAAATGGTCTGAAAAGAAAGTCAGATATTTTCTTTCCAAATTGAAAAAGAAGGGGATGATTACAACTTGCAACCAACAGGGTATGACTGTCATAACCTTATGCAATTATGATGACTACAATCCTATCAAGGACAAGCCAAAGGACAATGGTAAGGGCATAGATAATGATAAAGAGATCAATGACTTAAAGGTGTCTATGGGCGAACTAAGGGCAGAGCTAAGGGCAATGTCACAAAAAATGGCTGATAAGATTGAAGATTTGGGGCAAGGTAGGGGCAATAAGAAAAAGAAAGATAAAGAAATTATTAATAATATTATTCCCCCCACACCCCCCAAGGGGGAGGGACTTAACATAAAAGCCCGTTCTCTTTTTGAAACCCATTATAGACAGTTGTTTGGAAGTGATTATTACTGGACGGCCAAAGATGCAGGGGCAATGTCCCAGTTACTTCAGAAGTTGAAATTCCAACGGGAACAAAAACAGATGGATATTGCTGACGAGTCAATCCTATATGCCCTTCAATATCTGCTTTCATCCATCAGAGAGGGGTGGATATTTGAAAATTTCAGTGTAACAAACATAAATTCAAAGTTCAACGAAATCGTTTCCCAAGCCAAGAAAAAGGCTTGTCCTCAAAATGATATTGGAATAGTTCTGAAAGACAACTCTAGAGAAAAGTACAAAGATAAAGGTTGGTAACATGGAACAGATAAATTTTCAAAGAACAATTGAACGGCTAAAGGATACAGGCTTCTCGCCTATACCTGATGCTGTAATATTCTCTATCCCAAATGCAAAAAATATTTTGTGGTCCGGTATCAAGTATTTCACTGGAGAAGATGCCAGATGGCTTCCTGAGTACGAAGAGGTGGCAGGCTGGCTAACCGGAAATGAGGGACGTGGCCTTTTGTGTTTCGGCAATTGTGGGCGTGGAAAAACTCTAATTTGCGGAAAGATTCTTCCTCTGGTCTTAAATCATTATTGCCGAAAGGTGGTAAGCTGCTACGATGCGCAGCAAATGAACGCCGATCTGGACGCTGTGAAGCAAAAACACATCATCTACGTGGATGATATAGGAACGGAAAGTTTAAGTGTGAAATACGGCGAAAGAAGGCTTGCCTTCGCTGAGCTGGCAGACGAAGCCGAGAAGAAAGGGAAACTTCTTATCCTGACAACTAATCTGTCGATTGATGAGCTGAGAGAAAAGTACGGTGAGAGAACCATCGACCGTTTGAGAGCAATCACAAGAACCGTCCTCTTTAGTGGAGAAAGCCTTAGAAAATGAAAATCACAATCTATTGGGTAACGCGGGATTGGGAGTTAATCCGGAAACTGCGTGATAAATACAAAATACCCCAATATACAACAGTCAATGGGTTAACCGAGGCAGAAGTAAACGAAGAAACCCTTAACAATCTTCGCAAAGGTGAACCAAAATATCTAATCATAAGAAAAATAGAACAATCTGATAAATCTGTGGAATATGCAAAAAGAAATGCTATTGAGAAAGCTGGATATACTGAAGAAGTCCTACAAGGAAGTGAGGAAGAAGGGCAACAGCCCGGAGGCTAAGGCTATCCACGTCGAGATTGAGCAACTAGTTAAGGATATAGAAGAAGCCGAAACAGAGGAACTCATACAGAAGGCAAAAGAAGCTGGAATACTTCCGAGGCTAGAACGCATAATAAGCATGATTCAGCTTCTTTCCTGTGAGGCTAACGACCTGTTATCTGAAGCAGAGGACAATTTTAAGAAAGCCGGGCTGATGACTGACAAGATAGTGTATATGCAGAGAGAGTATTACAAGGCAGCCAATGTCTACTTCAAGGAATTTGCAGAGATAATCAAGAAAACTAACACTGGTAATGATATGTTTAGCGACCTTGAAAATTTTGACAATATGATACGCATTTGGGCTGATTTGAAGGAAAGGCCGAAACCGAAATCCCTTATGGGAGGTTGCAAGGCTGCGGCAGGCAAGGCGAACGGACTTAGCCAGATGTGCCAAAAATGCCCTTTGACCTATAATCCTGAAACGCTTATCTGTCAGGCTTGTGATAAGTCGTTTAAGGAGGGCTTTCAGAAGGGAGCTAAATGGCTGGAAAAGAAAAGAATTGATAGAATAATGAACAAAGACTAGGAGGTGTAGATATGAAAGAATTGCAGGACCCAATGATACCACGTAAAATGGAGCTGGATAAGAATCCTCACGGAACAGAATTGAAAATATCCCAGCAAAAAGAACTGGAGAAAACAGGCAGATATGTAGCTATCCCCGGTGATAAGACACATACTATGATTTTCATTAAGGATGGTGAAAACACAGAAAAGAAAATAACTGCATTCCTGGAAAAAATTAATAAACGACCTCTTAGATGGAATTAATATGATAAAGTTACTTTACATAGATCTATTTTGTGGTGCTGGTGGAACTAGTACAGGAGTAGAAAACGCACGCTACGCTGATGAACAGTGTGCCAAAGTGATAGCATGTGTCAACCACGATGCAAACGCAATCGCCAGCCATGCTGCCAACCATCCCGAAGCGCTTCACTTCACGGAGGATATCCGTACACTGGAGTTATCTCCTTTGATTTCCCACATAGAACGAATGAAGAAGATTTATCCGGATGCATTGGTCGTGCTGTGGGCATCGCTGGAATGCACCAATTTTTCCAAGGCTAAAGGTGGCCAACCACGGGATGCGGACAGCCGGACGTTGGCCGAACACTTGTTCCGCTACATCGAAGCCATTGACCCCGACTACATCCAAATAGAGAATGTCGAGGAATTTATGTCATGGGGAGATATGGATAAACACGGTAAACCTTTGAGTAAAGATAAAGGACGTTGCTATGAAATGTGGAAAAGAAACGTAATGAAGTATGGATATGACTTTGATTGGCGTATTCTGAATGCGGCTAATTATGGAGCCTATACCACACGTAAACGGTTCTTTGGGATTTTTGCTAAACATGGATTGCCTATTGTTTTCCCTGAACCAACACATTGCAAGGAGGGGAAGACCGATATGTTCGGGAAGTTGGAGAAATGGAAGCCGGTCAAAGAAGTGCTGGACTTCTCTGACGAAGGTGAAAGTATCTTCAACCGGAAGAAACCGCTGGCCGAAAAGACACTTGAGCGTATATACGCTGGGCTGATCAAGTTTGTTGCTGGTGGAAAGGACGCCTTTATCGTGAAGTACAACTCCATGAGCCGGAAGGGAAAATACCAGGCTCCAAGCGTTGACCAACCGTGTCCAGTGATTTCCACCCAAGGGCGTTTGGCTTTAGCCAAGGTAAACTTTCTTTCCAAACAATTCAGTGGACAGCCAGATAGTAAAAACATACCGGTGGATGGTCCGGCCGGAACAATCACCTGCAAAGATCATCACGCTTTCGTGTCAGCGTATTACGGGAACGGCCACAACCATTCGGTAGAACAGCCTGCGCCGACAGTGACTACAAAGGATAGACTGGCATTAGTTAATCCAAGTTTCCTGTGCTCATATAACTTCAAGGATAAGGGAAAGGATATTAACCTGCCATGTCCTACGTTATTGACAAAAGACAGATTATCATTGGTTACTCCGTTCTTTATGAACTACTATTCCGGTGGAGGTCAGTTGGGGAGCGTTGAAACGCCATGTCCAGCTATAATGACGGTTCCCAAGCAGAATTTGGTAACTCCGGTCCTTATGAGGCAGGCTTCTATCCGTAAACCATGGATAATGAATACGGCTTTCTCAAATGTAGGAAGCAGCATAGATCAGCCGTCACAGACCATCACGGCTAATCGCAAGTGGCATTACCTGATGAATCCTCAGTTTGCCAGTGCCGGAGGTTCAGTAAACAATCCTTGCTTTACCTTGATAGCAAGGATGGACAAGATGCCGCCTTATCTGGTGAAAGCCGAAGGCGGTATAGGAATACAAGTTACCCCTGAAGATAGTCCAATGACTGCTCAAATTAAGGAGTTTATGGCTCTATATGGTATCATTGACATAAAAATGCGTATGCTCCGGATTTCGGAACTGAAAAAGATCATGGGATTTCCGGAAGACTATGTTTTGATTGGTCCCCAGTCTGACCAGAAGAAATTCATAGGTAACGCCGTTGAGGTGAATATGGCCCGTGTGCTTTGTGAGGCTATTTGTAAGGAGATAATCCGAAAACGGAAGGTTGCATGATATGAGCAAGCAGGAAAGTATGGGCGACTGGTTCCAGATGGCCAAAGATTACGCCAAGGCAGAAAAGGAACTAAAGATAGAACGATGGGTGTATATATCCATTGAGTATAAGGATGAAGGGAAGTTGGAGCCAGTCCGGTTATTCTCATACAATTTGCCTCGTGAGGTCTATGAGAGGCGAATATGGGTTGTCAGATGGAGAATCGCACGGTTGCAATGCCAATATCCCAAGCAGTACGTGGAATGCTTCCATAGCTACTACGATCGGCGTTCCGGTGAGAGTCTAGGTTTTGAATCATGTCTTTCCAAGTTGATTTCAGCTAAGGCTCAAGTGACGAAAGCCGAGAGGACCATGCTTGATTATATCGAGCGCAACCGGCAATACAACTTGTTCTTTGACGAGGCGACGGATGAGGATCTGGTTAAGTTCCGCGAGAAACTGGAGCGAAAGAAACTGGAATGTGCTGAGTGTGAGAAGAGGCTTGAACAGCTTGTAGAAAAAAGGAGAAATAATCAATGAAAACGAAATTGTATTACCTGTTCCTGGCAGTCATGTGGTGGCTGCTGGGATAGGTGGAAAGGAGAAAAGATTTATGAAAAAAGAAGATATTATAAAAGCATCTAAAGAATATAGAGAAACACTTCCATACTGTGATGATGCAAAAATACGTGGTATGTCTGTTGGTGGTGAAATCGGATTTATCGCTGGTGTTGAATGGTTCATGAAGTCTTTGTTCCATAAGACAAAAGATGAAGTCCCGCAACCAATCGGTGATTATGCAAATGAGGTATATCCGCAAATACCTTGCTTGGTTAAAGGACATCTATCTACAGGGTACGGTTATGGTGTTCGATATTGGAATGTAACTGAACAATGCTGGGATGATGAGGAATGCGATGATTACGAATGCGATAAGGATGCCGTTGAAGAATGGGCTTATCTGGATGATATAACTGGAAATATGGAGGAATGAACATGAAACCAATACTTGATGCTTGCTGTGGTGGCAAGATGTTTTATTTCGACAAATCTGATGATAGGGTATTATTCCAAGATATTCGAAAAATAAAGACAACTCTCTGTGATGGCAGGATTTTTGAAGTTAACCCAGATGTTCAATGTGATTTTACCAACATGCCATACGAAGATGGTACATTTTCTATGGTTGTATTTGACCCGCCTCATTTAGTCTATAGCCGGGGAAAGAAGTCTAAAATGGTTGATATGTATGGTTCCCTTAGCGAAAAAGCTATGCCGACTGGTTACCAGCAAATAAAATATGGAGCGTTATATTCCGATTGGAGAGATATGCTTTCAAAAGGCTTCAAGGAATGCTTTAGAGTTTTAAAACCAGGTGGATTTCTGATTTTTAAGTGGAATGAAACGGACGTAAAGGTTTCAGAAGTTCTGAAATTGACACCTGAAAAACCAATATTTGGTCATATATCCGGGAAACGAGCGAACACTCATTGGATTTGTTTTATGAAGAATTAATTATTGGAAAGGAGAAGCTATGAAACAAGTAAAAGTAAAAATAGAGACAACAGTAGAAACTATGTTAGGTGATAAGCCTGTTAATGAACTCCTTGGGGATATTGCAGATATATGTCACACATCATTGGAATACTCAACATCAAAAAATGAAGGGTGTGAGACACTCTATGAGGACCAAGAATATGAAGATTACAGAAATGACATGGAGGACAGGGTGTCTGTTCTTGAAAGTGCGATTTGTAAGATATTGAATTTATTGGAGGATTGAAGCCATGAAAGTTATATCCATCAAACAGCCGTGGGCGAGCCTAATCGCTCACGGCATCAAAGACATCGAGAACCGGACATGGAAGTGTCCTCAGAAGTATATCGGCCAAAGGGTACTGATACATTCATCAAAGAATACAGTTAAGGATGGGTGGAAAGCATTAACGAGAGAGCAGCTTAAGAAAGTAATTCCACACAAAAATAAACTTTATGGAGGTAATGAGGAACTTCCGCATAGCGCAATAATCGGCAGCGTAGTAATATCTGACTGCGTACAGAACCATCCGTCTGTCTGGGCAGAGAAAGGTTGTTGGAACTGGGTGCTGAAAGATGCGGTACTATTTGATAAGCCGATTATGAATGTGAAAGGGAAACTTGGTTTTTGGGAGTATAATATAGAAGAAACAAAATGAATCTAAATAAATTGAGAGATAAAGCCTACCAGTGCGCCGTAGCCCACGGATGGCATGACGAGAACCAGAGTGACGAACATTTCCTTTGTCTGGTCATATCCGAACTTATGGAAGCGGTAGAGGCAGACCGGAAAGGAATGCACGCTAACCGGGCTAATTTTGAATATTACATGAAACAAAGGAAACGTGATGATGGGGAATTTATGTACGCTTTCAAGCATGGAATCAAAGACAGCGTGGAGGATGAACTTTCCGATGCCTGCATCCGTCTGCTGGATTTGGCCGGATTGAGAGGATATGATTTTGATAGCTTCGACTACGAAGGAAGCGATACGGAAGACTATTCCGATATGAGCTTCACGGAGTCCATGTTTAGAATCTGTGTTTATGTCACCGACAACTTCTACCGGGATGAACCATTTATCCTTCTAAATGAGATATTCGCTTTCTGTCTGGACAGAAATATCGACATCTTCTGGCACATCGAGCAGAAGATGAAATATAATGAACTACGTCCGTATAAGCACGGAGATAAAAGCTACTGACCATGAGACACGCATTCTACGCCTTAATCATCATACAAGCCCTGTACGAGCTTGTGAAGCTGCTCAAATGTAAATCCTTGTATCGCCATGCAAAAGTCTTTCAGAAGCTGGATAAGACATCAAAAAGATGGTATCTGATGGCGCATCCGTGGCTTCATGTTGCATTCTTCATGGATACCATCGGACTTTTATTACTGGGGATGGGATTGTTTTCAAGCCAGTGGGTGTGTTTCCTTATTGTCCTGGCCATGAGTTTCAGTCAGATCCAAAAGCTGGGAGCATGGGCGGTGTTCCTGGACAGTCTGGTAACGGTCATCATCTACACTTTCGCTATCCTGAACACATATCACTTGATATAATGAAAAAAGGGAGCCAGCCCACACGATTAGAAGCCAACTCCCACACACGATTATGATGCAAATATACTAATTCCTTCTAAAACAATCGTGTTATGACAAAAGAATTTTCATCAATAATGGAGCTAAAGGCTATTCGTGAACAGAAATCTAGATTATCAGAACGTGAACAGGAGCTTTCATCGCCGGTACTGACCGATTTGTCCCTCATCCCGGAGATTTATGGCTGGTTCAAGGAACTGTTAGCCGGGATGGACTGTCCGCCCAATCCTGAGAGCGTCACCCAGCGAAAGAAGTTCCTCTTCATCGTGCTGTTCTTGTTCGCCCCCAGCGTGCTGGCCGGCGGTCGGCTGCCGAATGGGATTAGGGCGGAGATTGCCGGCGTGTTCCCGGATGTCTCTCCATGTGTAATATCGAACAATATCGCTGATGTTTCCTTTATCTACCAACAGTATAAGGATTTCCGGCAGGATATAGAATTTATTTACAATCAGGTTTTAGAAAAGTTGAAAATCAAAGGGCTAATCAAGTAACCCCGTTCCGAAAGGTTCGGGGTATTTTTATGAAACATTTTGCCAATTGTTCGTTCTTGGTTTAAGCAATCTTAGGCTAAAAATCACCATGTTGGTAACTTTGTCTCAAAGAGATAATAACAGCTATCCTCACGGCTGAAAAGTATAAACCCTGCCATTGGTAAGAAGTGAGGAGCTTGCCTTTGGTGGGGTAATTTTTTAATTTAAGATTCACTGAGACATGAAAACAAATCAAGAAATGGTAAGGCAAATGGGAAATTTAGAAGTTATTCAACGCACCGTTGATGGCTATTTCAATGCTACCAGGCTTGTAAAGTTATGGAACGAACGAAACTCCTCAAACAAAGAATTGAAGAAATACTTTGAAAATGAATCAACCAAGGAATTAATCGCTACCATTGTTGAAAAAGAAAATCTAAATGGGCAAAATTCTCCCTATTTAAGTTCACGCGGTAAATGCGGTGGAACCTGGGTTCATCCTGTATTGTTCATTGATTTGGCTATGTGGCTAAATGCGTCATTCAAATATGATGTAATCAAATTCGTTTCTGACCAAATGATTCGTTACCGGAATGATGCTGGGGACGCTTATAGGGAACTCTCTTCTGCCATCATGAAAATCGTTCCCAAAGACTTTATGCCTAAAGCCATGCAGAAGGTAGGTGAAGCCTTGAACTGGGTTATCTTCAACAGTCATGAAAAGATGCTACGTAATAAGCATGGTGAGGAGAAAAAACAACGTGAATTGTGGCAGCTCGAAAAGAAGGTTGCTGATTTGGTCAATGAAGGTTTCTTGACCGATTATGAGAGCCTTATCGGGTATCTGAGACTTCAATACCAGAAAAGGAACTATCCAAAGGTCTTTGCTAATGCTGGATAAAATATTACATAAGTAGAAAAGCCGGAGCGTTATGCTTCCGGCGTTTTGTTGCATTCTTGTTTCTCACGGAAAACATCATAATATGATAGATATTTTTTGTGTGTATTAATACTTTTTGTTGCAATAAAATAAAGTTTACCTTTAGACTTATAGATATTTGTATCTGTTTCTTTAAGTTTAGTTATCAATTCTTTATTAGTCATTCCTATTGCTATGAAGACCCCATAATCAAAATGTAGTTTTGTTACTAATCTTTGAAGCTTCTTAATATCATTTTCCAAATTAGCTTTGTTAATGTTACCATTTTGTTTTACCTCAATAGCCATTATCTGATTTTCAGATAAAGTATCATTTAGGCCTTTATGAAGAATAAAATCTGGATAAACGCGATCCTTATTGCATTTTGGTGATGGATATTTCCCCCTATTAATAGTAAATGAAAGGTCTTTTGATGGCTCACCACTTAATATTAATGAACTTTTATTTTGCATTAATCTGAATTGATGATATAACTCATAACAAAAAGGGCGTTCAAGTAAAGAAGCATCATAACGACAAAAATAATCTTCTCGAACTTTTTTGATTGAATCAATCAGTATTTGAAATAATTCTTCCTTTTCCATATTGTCTGGATTTATAATTCTTATATAAAAGAATAATATAATTTTATAAGAAACTAATATATTATTGCACCTTTTTATTGGTACCTGAAAAATCAAATTTCAGATAAAAATCTTGTTTATATAATGTTTTTAAAAAAGACGCATATTTATCAATATTTTGCTTTAGAATTTTATCTTCTTTTGATATATTCTTCTCATATTCATTTCTAACTTTATTAAATTCTTCAATACTTTCTCTAGCAGCCTTTAAAAATGTTTCATCATTATTTTTATTTGCCAAATCAAAGAATGTCTGCCAATTCGTTAAATGGCTTAACGTGTCAATAGCTATACTTCCAACATAAATTGTGTATTCTGTTGCACTTTTTTTTAGCCTATCTATTTGTTCAAGAATATTCTCATCTTTACCAATTGTAATATTTACCAATCTACACTCATGATGTAAATCTAATAATGTATTATTAATATCTTCTATTAAAATTGATATTTTTTTTTCAGAATATTTGTCATTTAAATAGAAGTAAAGAATACTCCCATACATATAGATTTTTTCTGCTAAATATAAAACATGAATGACTCTATTGGTTCTTTCTTCAATAAAAGTATGTTTTCTCTGAGATTCAAATGAAATTTCATTCTTAACCTTTTCAATCTCTTTAGTTATTTGTGCTATGTCTTCTTTAGTTGCAAGATTCTTCCCTTTTTCGCTTTCATAATTTATTTCACAGGAGTCCTCTTTCATCGCAAGGTTTTCTCCTTTTTTCTTGTTATAACTTTCCCATTTATAATAGAGGCCAATACTCCAAATTTGTAGGGCAAGTATCAATATTAATATTACCCATTCCATGCTCATTCTCCTTTCTCTATCTTTATTTTCTTTCCACAATGGGGGCAAACAATATACCCGGCTCCTGTAAACTCCGTTTCTCCAATCAGTTCCGATATGGTAACGTTCAAAACGTCAGCCATCTTCATTAACGTGTCAAGTGACGGGAATGATTTGCCGGTTACGATGTTGCTGACGGCCACCTTTGATATGCCGACCTTTTCAGCAAGTAAAGCGGATGTTACGTTTCTTGCTGACATGATTTCTTTCAGTTGTAAGTTCATAAAGTTCTCTTTAATGTGATTGCTCCGCAAATATATGTAAACTTTATCAATAAAAGTCTATTTGATAAAGTTTGATTTATTAAATGATGTTAACCGATAAATAAAACTTAATCAAAAGTATTGTAAGTAATAAAGTTTACTTTAACTTTGCATCATCAAACAAGAAGTAATAACAATTTAAATACATACGATTATGAAGACTATTAGCAGTGATTACATCAAAGAGATCAAAGAACAGATCAGAGTTATCAATGAAGCTCTTAAAAGAGTGCAAGAAGCTGAAAAGGTTCAAGTGACAACATCTAATACACGAGAGTATGAGACATCTAAAAAAGAAGCTATAAACGCAAGTTCAGACGTGATGGTTGCTTTAGAAGAAGTTGTAAGACTTGCATCGGCTATGGGCTGTGCAACTAGTCTGTATGACATACACAAGTATCACAAGATTGTAGAACTTGATTTCAGAGAATCACATAAATAAGTTTAACCGGCAATCCTTCGGGGTAGCCATAATATAAAAAGATTATGAGTATTGATATTAGTAAAGTAACAGTAGGTTTGAGATATAGAGTTTCAGGCGATTTACAGAACGGTAGTTACATAACGCACGAAGGTGTAGTACGAAAGATAACACGTATTACTGACACGCATATAGTTTGCGAATGTGGCCGCAAATTTATTATCAATAGCAATCTAAAAATTGAGAAGTTCTAAGTTTAACCAGCAGGGCGAAAGCCCTGCATAATCCCACACACGATTATGAATACATATTACAAATTTTGTCCAAATGTATTTCTTGCTAAATGCGATGATAAGCATGAAAAAGGTGAAACCATTCTTGTAACCACCAAATACGGCAAAGAGAATGAAAGCATAGTGTTTAATCTGATATTTGAACGTGACGGATTCTTCTATTACTCGATAGTTCGCGCTGATGGATTTAATGTTCAGGAATGGGCGAAGCGAAGAGCTGAACGCCGGTTGGATTGGGCTGCCACTGCAGAACGAAAGAGTGAAGAATACTTCAAAGCGTCGAATAAAGACAGCGATTTTCTCTCGTTGGGTGAACCTATTAAAATCGGCCATCATAGCGAAAGACGACACAGAAAAGCCATTGAAGATGCCTGGAATAATATGGGCAAGAGTGTAGAGTTTGACGAGAAAGCCAGAGAGCATGAAAGAATAGCTCAGTATTGGGCAAACAAGGCTGATACTATAAACCTTTCAATGCCTGAAAGCGTGGACTATTATGAGCATAAGTTAGCAGTAGCTAAAGAGTACCACGAGGGGTTGAAATCCGGCAAATATCCACGTGAGCACTCATACTCTTTGACGTATGCAAAGAAAGCGGTAAACGAAGCTCAAAAGAATTTCGATCTGGCAAAGAAACTTTGGTTATAAACTCGGTAGCCTTCGGGTTACCACTATTTAAGATGGTTATGAAAGAGAAAGAAATCCTGCAAGAAATAATCGAGTGGCTGGATAATGATACAAGCTACTTGTCTACTAGGACAGACTATGCCAGAGGGTATAAATCCGGTATAGAATGTGCAAAAGAAATTGTTGAAAGCATCATCAATAAACACGACCCTGATTTATTACCAAACAATTAGCAAATTGTTTCGTATGCGTTGAATTGTTATTCAAAATTGTCTTCATAATGGGGTATCTTTGTATAGATACCATCGCGGGGTAGAGCAGAGGTCAGCTCGTCACTTTGACTTGGTGAAGGTCGTGGTTTCGATTACCACCCCCGCAACTAACATTTTAAACTTTACACGATTATGGAAATACTTACGCTTATCATCAAACAGAAGTTTTTTGACGAAATATTGTCGGGCAAGAAAACACAAGAATTCAGAGAAATTAGACCAACGACACAGAAGAAATACTGTCAGCTTGATGCTGACGGGTATTGTGTCGAGAAAGACGGTGTTTTGCAGCCAAAGCGCTACGATGCAATACAGTTTTTTGTAGGCTACAATAAGGACAGGGCCAGTGCATTGGTAGAAGTCAAAGACGCCCAAATAGAGCTGTTTGAAGATGAGAATCACAATCTGATTGAATATACCTATCAGGGTGAGATATATTTGGCAGCACAGGTCGTTTATGACCTTGGCAGAATTATAGAAAAGCATGTTTAACCCTTTAATTTTTCGTTGAGTCAGAACAAACAGAAGCACATTTTCAACTGGTGGCTACCGTGGTGGCCGTAGAGGTTTGACCACAGAGAATGGTGGTCTCTCTCAGGGTGGCAGATTCATCACCCGAAGACAGCAGTATTATAACGTCCGCACAGGACTTGGAATGAGTGGCGGATAATGACACTGCAAGAAAGGACATACAGCCATATTGACCTCGTCAGACAGAAGACTGACGGGGTTTTGCTGTTTCTGTCGCTGGGTAAGGATTCTTTGGTATTGCTGGACATGATCTACCCGAAGTTTGATAGAATAGTCTGCGTGTTCATGTACTTCGTCAAAGGTTTAGAGCACATCGAAAGATGGATTGGATGGGTAAAAGCCAAATATCCGAAGATAGAATTTGTTCAGGTACCCCACTGGAACCTTACCTACATTCTTCGCGGCGGTATGTATTGCGTGCCAAACCGCAAAGTGAAGCTTTTGAAGTTGGCCGATGTAGTGAAAGCTATGCAGCTTAAATACGGGCTGTATTATACTTTCTTAGGCATGAAGAAAGCTGACGGCATGAATCGCCGGCTGATGCTGAAGGGTTATGAAGCAAACGGCTATGAGAACAACGGAATGTGCTATCCTTTGGCAGACTACACTCAAAAAGATGTATTGGCATATATGTGTCAACATAATCTTCCACAACCTATACGCTATTCGTTAAAGGCATCAAACGGGGTCGGATTTTCACTAGATTGTTTTTTGTGGTTAAGAGATAATTACCCTCAAGACTTGGAAAGAATATATCAAGTATTTCCTATGAGTCGTAGAATTTTATTTGAATATGATAATAAACAAAATAACAATGGATGAAGTTTGGAAAGATATTGATGGGTATAATGGTATATTTCAAGTAAGTAATCTTGGGAGAGTACGTTCTATTGATAGATTTGTCAAAGGAGCTTATGGGAAACGTTGGATTAAGGGAAAAATATTTAAACCCGTATTAAATAAATCCGATGGTTATTTGCGTGTTGTTTTTATGGTTGACGGCATAAGCAAAAGACATTACATTCATAGGCTTATTGCAAATGCGTTCCTTCCTAAAATTGATGGCAAGGAATATATAAATCATATAGATGGAAATAAGTTGAATAATTCAATTTTCAATATTGAATGGTGCACATTGAAAGAAAATCAGCAACACGCATTTAGGATAGGATTAAACCATGGTAAAAGAGGAACTGCAAATAATAACGCCAAATTGTCATCACAAATGGCGAAAGACATTATCAAGGATTATCAAAGTGGAACTTATACATATCGAGAACTTGCAAAGAAATATCATGTTGGACATTCAACGATAGGGAATGTGATAACAAAAAGTATAACTTATTAAATAGGAGGAACGCTGAGTCAGAAGGAAAAAAACATTAGCAGAAATTGACGCTCAAGGTCAGAGAGTTATGGAATTAGCTCGTGCATTAAATTATCGTGATACCGATTATGGTAGAAGGAACATGCCACAAGGTGTTAGAGATAGGTTTTATAATAGAGCGCTTCCTGCGTATAATAGGGTCCGCTCTCGTGCAATGGCTCTAAGTAATGGTTAATATGGAACTAAGCAAATACATAAAGATGGCATTAAACAAAAAGAAATTGCAAAAAGTATTGGAACAAGTCTTCATACCGTTAACAACGTTGTAAGAGGGTATTGTTTCAAGGATGTATAACAAAATTAATAGGAGGAACGCTGAGTCGGAAGGAGACAAAGAAGTTATCGTGAAATTCTTGCAACAACAAGAAGATTAAGAAACACATATGCCTCAGGAGGTAACATTTCAAGAAATATGACCAACAATCAGCGTATAACCAATGCAGGAAGAAGTGCTACTCAAAATCTTGCAAGAAATTTAAGAGTAGATGTTTCACTTCTTTCTTATCCAAATTTTAGAGATAGACGTGGTTTTACAACAGTTGCAAAAGGTTTAAGTAATGGCTAATATGGAACTAAGCAAATATATTAAGAGTGAATCGGTGGAACTTAATCGTTCCGCCATTCACTTTGCTGATTATAACCCCCGCAAATTGTCTGATGAATCTCGTAAGACATTGAAGCGGGGCATTAAGAAATTCGGGCTGGTTGGAGGTATCGTAGTCAACAAGCGGACCGGACTGACCGTCGTCAGTGGCCACCAGCGTCTGAGCGTGATGGATGAACTGCAGAAGTTTCCGGAAAACGACTACAGAATCCGCGTCGATGTCATTGATGTAGACGAAAAGCAGGAGAAGGAATTGAACATCCTGATGAACAATCCTAATGCTCAAGGGCAATGGGACTATGACGCTTTGGCCCGGATGGTTCCGGATATAGATTACCAGGATGCCGGCCTGACTGCTGCAGACCTTAACATGATTGGCTGTGATTTTCTTCTCCAGACAGAAGAAGAAAGCTCTATTGCCGATGCCCTAGAGGATATGATGGCACCAGTCACAGAACAGAAAGAAGCTGAGAAAGCCGCAAAGCAGATGGAAAGAGCTGAAAAGGTAGCTCACATGAAAGAAGTAAAGCAGCAGGTGAAGAATGCAGCCCAGAAACAGGCACAGGATATGGACGCTTATCTGATGCTTTCCTTTGACACGTTCGAAGCTAAAGCAGCCTTCTGTGAAAGGTTCGGTTACGACCCCTACTCCAAGTTTATCAAGGGTGAGGTATTCGATGAACAGATAGAAAGAATTGAATGACAACATGAAATTATAGGAGGAAAGCCGAGTCAGAAGAAAAACATATAGCCAGTTGTATCAACAGTCAAGACGAATAATGTACAACGCCGGAAGGCAATACGGGCTTGGAACAGACAGACAAAGAAGTATAAGAGACAGAACGAAGTCGATAATGGAAAGATATGCGGCAAGGATAGACAGCTATTTCTCAAAGAGAGGAATTGATATTTATGGTGATAAGCCTGTTTCTCGCCGCATTTATATGGGTAACAATAACGGATGATTGATTATGAAAAGTGAATCTCAAAAAAGCAAACATACAGGACGAAAGCCCAAATTCGATTACAAGAGTGAGGAGTTCCTCTCTCAGGTGGAGACGTATGCCAAAAAGGGATTCACGGACAAAGAAATCGCTTTTGCCTTAGGACTATGCCCCCAAACATTCAGCGAAAAGAAGAGTGAGCACTGCGAATTAAGCGAAGTATTAGCGCGCGGACGTGCGACTGTCACCGCTGCAGTGCGTGCCAAGTTCCTTGCGATGGCTTTGGGCGGTATCAAGACCAAGAGTACTGTAGTAAGGAAGCTGAAAGACCAGGATGGGAATCTGACCGGCGAAGAAGAACTTCAGGTGAGCGAAAGCGAGCTGGCTCCGAACCTTCAGGCAATGTCAGTCTGGCTGTATCACCATGATGAAGAATGGAGGAAGGTTGAGCGCCGACAGGACGAGGACGCCGACATTCCAAAGGATATTGACCACGGAATTTCTATTGATTCATGGATTAAAGACAAGTTGAAATGATTGTACCCCAGGCGATATATCATCCGTTATACACCGATAAGGAAAAGTTTATCATTCTCATTACCGGTGGCCGTGGATCGGGGAAGTCTTTCAATGCTTCCACTTTCATCGAGCGGCTTACATTTGAAATGACCCCCGTAGAGAAGATTGTTCACCAGATTCTTTATACCCGTTACACGATGGTATCTGCCGGGATGTCTATCATTCCGGAAATGATGGAAAAGATAGATTTGGACGGAACAACGAAGTATTTCAAGACAACCAAAACCGATATTGTAAACCGGATGACCGGCAGTCGTATCATGTTCCGTGGTATCAAGACTTCTTCCGGAAACCAGACGGCCAAGCTGAAATCCATTCAGGGTATCACCACCTTTGTCTGTGATGAAGCAGAAGAATGGACCTGCGAGGAAGAGTTTGATAAGATCATGCTTTCTATCCGTAAGAAGGGAATTCAGAACCGGATAATCATCATTATGAATCCATGTGACTCTAATCACTTCATCTACAAGAAATACATTGAGAACACTCATCGACTGGTGGAGATTGATGGCGTGCAGGTACAGATATCAACTCATCCCAATGTACTTCATATCCATACGACTTACTTCGACAATATCGAGAACCTTTCTCCTGAGTTCCTGAGAGAAATCAAGGAGATGAAAGAGAAGAATCCTGAAAAATACGCCCATGTGGTTATCGGCCGTTGGGCAGATGTAGCTGAAGGTGCCGTATTCAAGAAATGGGGTATAGTGGATGAGTTCCCCATGTGGTGTAAGAAGGTCGGAATCGGGCTGGATTTTGGTTATACTAATGACCCTACAGCAGCTATCCGATGCGGAATAATAGATAATGCGCTTTATCTGGATGAAGTGGATTATCGTACCGGATTGCTTTCGGGAGATATTATAAAGACGCTACGCCCGTGGAATTTGAGAGTGATTGCTGACAGTGCAGACCCACGACTCATTCAGGAAATCAGTAATGGTGGAATTAAGATTTATCCAGTGGAAAAGGGTAATGGTTCAGTCAATGCCGGTATAGACAAGATGCAAGGTATGGAAATCTTCATCACCAAGCGTTCTTATAACCTTCAACGGGAGTTCAGAAAGTATGTATGGGCAAAGGATAAGGACGGAAACTATATCAACGAGCCGGAAGACCACGATAACCACGGCATTGATGCTGCTCGTTACTATGTGCTGGGAGAACTTCTCGGTAGGATTATGAAACCGAAAGACATATCAGGAGTATTTGGACATTAAAAATTAATATATGAGGACCTTAGAAGAAATTTTAGCTTTGCCGGATGTAGAGAGAAAAATCTATTATCTGAAGAAAGGGCGCAAGACTGAGCTTCCTAATGCTCATGCTCTTTATAACGATTGGAACCCAAACAAACATGAAATTGTGATTGATGAAGAAAAGTATCCGAAAATCAAAATCACTACTCAGCCTGAGAAGCGTATTACAGATCCTACAACAGGAAAAGAGTATGTTGAACCGGCGATAAAGAAGGAAGTAGAACCAAACAGGATTGCACTTCCTATCGAGCAGGATATAGTGAACATTCAGACTGCCTTCACAGTCGGAACAGAACCGGTCCTTGATTGCCAACCGGATCAATCGGAAGAAAGCCTTCTTTCGGCCTTGAAGCAGGTATTCAAGAAAAATAAACTGAAGTATCAGAATAAGAAAGTGGTCCGGGCATGGTTGGCCGAACAGGAAGTGGCCGAATACTGGTATGTGGTAAAAGATGATGGCTTTTGGGCCAAACTCAAACGTAAGGTAGCTGGTATCTTCGGAAAGTCACGTCCTGAGTATCGCTTGAAAAGTGCTATATGGTCTCCATTCCGAGGTGATAAACTTTACCCGTTCTTCAATGACAACGGTGATTTGGTAGCCCTATCCCGTGAGTACAAGAAGAAGGATCTGGACGATGTGGAGATAACTTGTTTCATGACCATCACCAAGGATATGGTTTATCAGTGGGAGCTGACAAGCAACTGGACCGATAAAGGTTCGTTTTCTCATGGGTTCAAGAAGATGCCGGTGATTTATATGTATCGTCCGGAAGCTTACTGCGAGAAGATAAAGAGCCTTCGTGTAAGACTGGAGAAACTTCTTTCAAACTATGCAGACTGTATCGACTATCATTTCTTTCCGATCCTTATGCTGTTCGGTGATGTGCAGAACTTCTCCGGTGAGTTCAAGAACAGGATAGTGGAACTGACCGGACAGGGGGCAAACGCCCAGTATCTTACCTGGTCTCAGGTGCCTGATACGGTGAAGTTCGAGGTGGAGACACTGCTAAGTCAGATATACGGACTGACCAATACGCCACGAATATCTTTTGACTCCCTGAAGGGGACCGGTAACGCGGTTTCCGGTGTGACTTTCGACTATGTGTTCATGTCCACCCACCTGAATGTGGAAAATCTGAATGAAACGGTAGGCGAGTTCATGCAGCGTCGGGTGAACTTCCTTGTCTCTGCATTAGGCTCAGTGAACACGACACTTGAAACTGCCTCAGAAACCATCGACGTGGACGTTCAGATGCAGCCGTATAAGCTGGAGGACATCAAAGACAAGATAGACACAGCTATCAAGGCCAAGGACGGTGAAATCTGGTCACATCAGCGGGCTATTACCTTTGTGGGGAACGTGGATTCTGTCATGGATGAGATTGAAGCCATCAAGGAAGAACAGGCAGAGAAGCAGAAGAACGACATTGAGAAACAGAGACAGCTTTCCGCTCTCAAAAGTGCTGGTAGTAAATCTGAAGAATAGAACAATTCGGTCAGAAAAATTACGGGGATTGTACAAAGAATACGGATGAAAATCTAAAATATTGACGAATTTAGTAGCGGTGTCTTTCGAGGTGCCGCTATTTTCTTTTTGCCTAAAAACGAACATTTCCCAAATTGTTTCGTATCGTTAACCTTAAAATTTTCCTTTCCTTTTCTCTATAAGTAAATTTACCGTATGAAATTATTAATCAAACTCATACGGTATGACAATCTTTGAACTAATCTTGGCAGGACTGCAACAAAAGTTTTCTGGGGTGGACACTGCCACACTTACCCGTATTGCCACAAAGAAGGCAGAGGGTGTAACGGACGAAACGAAGGTGACCTCCATCGTTGAGGGTATCTCATTTCAGGACGTGATGCAAAATTATGGTGATTTCCGCGCAGGACAAGCGCAGACTTCCGCTGTTTCAAACTACGAGAAGAAGCATGGACTGAAAGACGGGAAACCAATCGAGAATCCGAAACCAGAACCACCGAAACCCAACGACCCTCCAAAGCCACAGGAAATGGACATCGCAAAGATGATTGCCGATGGCATCGCCGCCGGTATCAAGCCGTTTGCCGACAAGCTGGCCAAAATGGAGGAAAATGAAGCGCAGGCGCAGCGCAATTCTCAGATTTCTGCAGTGGCCAAGAAGTACGGTATTCCCGAATTTATGCTGAAAGACCGCAACATTCCAGAGAACACAGACTTGGACACTTATTTCAAGGACATGAAACAGGATATGTCTAACAGCGGCTTTCAATTTGCAAAAGCTCCTGAGACTGCTGAACAGAAGCAGGATAAGGAAGCAAGCGAGTTCGCCAAGATGATTGAGGCGGACACCAAACAAATTGTCGAACAACAAAACAAGTAATTTATGTCAGCAGGATACAAGTATTACATGGAGCCTGAACCGTCCATCGAGGAACGCTATGATGTTTCTACCGGAGTAAGACGCAGAGGGCCTTACAAGCTGGATACGACCAACCTTGTTGCTGGTTCGTTCCTACCATCTTTCACTCCCATTGCCGCCGACTTAGTAAAGAAAACCGCTCAGGTGGCCATCCGTGTAGAAGTCTATGAAAAGTTTACCACCGGTTCCAATACCACTTTGAAGATCAAGAAAAACTCTTTGGCTTATGTGGGTATGCATCTGGGTAATGGTTCTCATGGAGCTACCATCAACAGTATTGACAAATCAGACAAAGCTTTCGATAAGTTGACGCTGGCTGCCGACTTTGGCGAAACAGTGGAAGCTGGTACTGTACTCTATGAAGCTACAGCTGTAAGCGGTACTACTCCAAAGGTAGTTGCTAACTCAGCTCTGTACGGAAGAGTACAAGTGGAAGAAGGCGTTGTATTAGTTGCTCTTTTGATGCGAGCATTTGAAATTGAGCCTACCAAATTGGCTATGCCTTTCTCTGACATTGATAAGGCTAACATGCCGCATTTCCAGTTCAACGCTGCAGGCGTGCAATCCCCGGCTGGTGTTTCGTATGAACTGCCAGAAGCTTCTGATTCTGTGATGGGAGGTATTCAGTTGGGATTCTCTCAAAGCGGAAAGAAATATCCAGTAGCATTGGAAGGTGGAAAGGCGTATGTAGAAGTACCTTGGACGGACAATAACACTACCTATCAGGCAGCTAACTCAAGTACCTTGGGATTGGTAAAGCAGGGTGCAAAAGTTGATGATGCAGCAGGTGGTGATGAGAAAGATAAAATTAATGCTCTTCTAGCATCGTTGAGAGCAGCAGGTATAATTGCAAGCAAATAAAGAAAGGAGGACTAATATATGATGCTAACTATTCATACTCTGTTTAACGACCCCAACATCGTTAACGCCGTTATTCAGCGGGTCCTTCAGACACGTAAGGATACTATCTATTGGCAGCAGTATCTTGACTTCCGTAGAACAACTACCCGCGTGTTCAAGGACTACATTGGACAAGTTACGGGCGTGATGGCCGGTTCTATCAACTCTCGTTATGGCGAGAAACCTATCCGTGAACGACGGAATATCGGCTCAGGATATGGTGAAATCGCTTATCTTGGCGATGCTTACCAAATTTCCATTGACCGCTTGTCTGAGCTTCAGGATTTGATTGACAAGTTCAATGCAGCTAAACCTGCCGACCAGGTAGCAGCCATGCAGGAAATTGTGAACTTCATCAACGACGATTACCGCCAGGTACTTTTAGCAGCGCACAAGCGCATGGATATTATCGTAGGTTCACTTCTGATGACCGGAGAAGCAACAGTCAAGAACAAGGACGACAATGCCGGAGGTATTGATCTGCTTAACATTGAATTGCCATTCAAGTTCATTAAGCCTGATACTGGTGCGAAGACGAACTTCATCACCTATTTGCAGCAGCAGATTAATGCACTAAAAGCGGACTATGGTAATTTCCAGAAGATGATCATGTCTCGTGGAACTTTCGTAAAGAATATCATCGGATCGGCTGAGTTTGGTGACAAGTTCAAGATGCAACTTACAGGAAATGAGATGTATCTTTCAACCGGGTTGATTACCTCTCAACTGGCTTCCCAAGTGTTCACTGGCATCGGGCTTCCGGCCATTGAAATCAAGGAAGATTACGTAAAAGACCAGACCGGAAAGAACGTACAGATTTATGCCGATGACCGTATTACCCTGCTTCCGCAGGATAAGATTGGTTATATGCGTTTCCATACTCCATACGAAGCCGTGGATGGTGTTCCGGGCCGCAACTATACTCAGGCTGATGGTGATATGCTTATCTCCGGCTACAAGGACAAGAACGGACGTTACCTGGAATACACTGCTGAGTGGATTCCACAGATTTCGAACCCGAACCTGATTGTGAACTTCGATTTGTCAACCATGAACGCATGACAGTAAAAGACTACATATCACAAAAGTTTCAGACCTTCGGCATTAACTTGTCGGAGGCTGACCTTTTGGAAATAAGTCTGTCTTCAGGGATAAGCGGAGAGGATGAGATGGGCCCGTCAAACATCGGACTGGTATCGGTGGCGATGGCGAAGTTCATCCCCTCTCTATTACTCCGCGCCACTTCCATCAGTGAGAATGGTTTCTCTATGTCCTGGAATATTCAAGGAGTAAAAGAATACTATTCTTTCTTGTGTAAGAAATATGGACTTGAAGACACGCTGTCAGATAAACCTAAAGTCAGATTTCTATGATATTCGCTCCACACATATTGCAGGTTAAAGTCACCACTCAGATGGAAACAGACGAGTTCGGCCGGCCTATTCCCGGAACCGGTGATGAAAGCTGGCGGGACGTTTGTAAATGCCGGTGTGATGATAATTCGACCAAGGAGTTTACTTCGGAGAATGGCGAGGTATACCGACCGAATTATCACGTAGTCTGTGAGAAGAAAATCTCACTGAAGGCCGGTGATGAAGTAAGATGTATGGACGGTGAGAATATCCGGGGAACTGGCGAGGTTTACATGGTCAAGAATACAAACTATTTTGGTTACTCAGAGATATGGCTGTAAAATTTGATTTTTCTGATGTTGATAGCTTTTTCGAGCAAGGCTATGCCGAGGTTAAAGCTGTTGAAGAAAAGGTTGGTAAGGAAGCTGTCAATTATGCGATAGAGCATGGCAGTTACCAGAACCAGACCGGCACACTCCGTAAATCAAACAAGTATGCAGTTCAGGATGATGGACTGGAGTTAAGGAATGAAGCCGAATACGCTTTGTTCGTAGAATCCAAAGGTTACGAAGTCCTGACTGGTGCAGCCTTATTTGCTGAGAAACGATTAAAGGAGGAAATCAAATGAAGAAATACATTGGTACAAAACAAGTAGAAGCAGAACCTATGACAATGGGTGAAGCCTATAGAAAAGGATTCCTACAAGCTGGTAAAGTCCCTTCAGCAGTTGAAAAGGATAAAGCAGGTTATCACGTGAAGTATAAAGACGGTTATGAAAGCTGGTCGCCTGCAGAACCGTTTGAAACTTCATATCGTGAAGTGTCAGAAGAAAGTGAAAATATGTGCTTCGGTGACGCTATTGAAGTTTTGAAGCAAGGTGGTGCTATCCGGAGAACTGGCTGGAACGGTAAAGGATTGTTCGTTATCAAGCAAGTACCGGCACATATTGAGAGCGAGGTGATTCCAAAGATGCAGTCGCTTCCGCAGTCAGCCAAAGACCTTATCTTGAAAGGAAAGGGCTTCATTGACTACACAAGCCAGTGCCTTATCTACAATGAGAATACTGGCCGGGCAGACTCGTGGGTGCCATCCATCAGTGATGTATTTGCAGAAGATTGGGAGATTGTACAATGATAGTAACCACTGACATAGCGAACATACTTTACCGTGATTGCCAGCCTTTCGGAATATCCATCATACCTCATGGCAAGAAACTTACGGGTGAATTGAAGTCTGAAAGGATTGTTATTCACTCAAAAAGCCAACAGCCGGGCACGTACTGGAAGAAGTCTTTTGTCGAGGTGAACCTTTGCGTTCCTGACTTGAAAGAAGGTGAAGCCAATACCATCCGGCTGAACGCACTGGAGAAACAGGCGCAAGAGCTATTCGACGGCATAACCGGACGCTATGATGGTACCACCTATCATTATTCTATCGAGTCAATCGGAATAGAGGAGGACACATCCTTGAAGTGTCATTATGTGAATGTAAGAATTTTGTTTGAAGTTTTAAATGTGAAATGATATGGCAGAAGCAAAGAAAATAACAGCTGTAAATATCAAGAAACTTTGGTATGGTGAAACAAGCGAGATTACCGCAGATTTGACAGGACAAGCCTTGCATACTCTTTTACAGGGTGAAGCATTGAAAGAAATCAAGAATATCCATCAGGATACATGGACGATTGAAGAAGCAGAAGCAAGTCGTACAAATTACAAGAACCAGCTCACGAATCAGACTTATCGAAGTGATAAGGAAATGGGTGATGTTACTGTAAACTTCACTATTGGAGAATACGACTATCCTACTAAGAAAGACCTTATGGGTGGTGATATTATTAACACTGATAAGGGTTGGAAACGAGCAAGAGGCAAGGTAAACATTGAGAAGTTACTTGTCGCTTTGACTGACGATGACCAGTATTGTGTGATTCCCCGTGCTGACATCGGTGCACGTGAAGCCACAACAGACAAGGCTGTCGGTATTCCCGTCAGTGCTGTGGAGTTAGAGCCGAAAAATTCGGCAGTTGCGCCGGAGTATTGGTTCGATTCCGAAGAAGTTAAAGAGGCATGAACTGATGTAAAGGTCGTAGCAACGCCTTCAGATGCAACAGTAAAGCTGGACGGGCAAACGGTCAAGACCAAGAGGGTGAAATCTGGGATATCCGTTTCCTATGAAGTATCAAAGGCAGGCTATACCACACAGTCAGGAAGTATACCTACCTCCCTGTCTGATGCTTTCAAGACCGTTGAGAAGAAAATAACTCTCGCTCAAGAAAGTGGCGGTTAGTTTTCAGGATGTTTAATGGGTGGGGCTTCGGCTTCACCCTTTTTCTTTTAGTTATGAATCAAGGAGCAAAAATTATATCAGAATCTATTATTGGCAGTGACTTTAGAACAGTATTTGTTAATGGGAAAGCATATACTGTTTATCCTCCTACTGTTAACAATTTATCAGGTGCAATCTCTCATTTGTCCGGAGTACAAGAAGCGGACAATCTGAAAGAAGTTCTGTTCTCTTTAGGAGAGAGTAAAGCCTATAGTAAGGCATTATCGTGGTTGATTACAGGTGATGAGAGTTTGAGTGAGGAGTTAGCCAATGGAACATACGAAGAGAACGTGAACGCTTTGGAGGAAGCATTGTCCATGATTGACTCAAAGGTTTTTCTGAAAGCTGTCAGCTTGGCGAAGAACGTAAGTCTGCTGGCAGCGAAACCGAGGTTGTAGGAAATGATACTCTTCTTGGTCAGATAGCATCGTTCATGGAAAATCTGCATCTGTCTTATCGGGAAGTGGTCTATGAGATACCATACAGAAACTTAATATTAATGCAACGTGATAAACTCCACACCATTACCGGAACGAAGGTTACAAAGGTGAAGGGTAAGGATATGGCTTCACGCAGACGAAGAAACAAGAAATAGATATGGCTACACTATATTTTAAAGTCAGTTCAGACTATCAGGAGGTCATCCGTCTGAGACAGGAATGTGAGAAACTGGAAGCACAGCTCAAAAAGATGGACGTAAATAAATCCCCGGCTGCAGCAAAAGCTTTAGAAACGCAACTGGCATCCACCCGTCAGCAAATGATGGGACTGGTGACTGAGGCAGCTAAGGCTGGTGCTGTGATGGAGAATGATTTGAAGAAAAAGCTTAATTCTGCGTCAAAGGCCTCCGATGAGCTGACGGAGGAAATTATCAAACAACGGAAAATCATCCGTGATACGCAGGATGATGTCAGACGGCTGTCTGATGAATATTCAAAGATGGGTAAGTATTCTCCTAATTCAAAAGCTAAATTGGCTGAACTGAATACAGCTAAAGCAGCCTTGAACGAGCAGAGATATTCCCTTGGCGAGTTACAGGACCAGCAGGCCAGAAACAGGCTTGAAGTGAGGAAACTTACGAGAGAGTACAAGGAGTTTGCCAGTGGAACGAATAATGCTGATGAGATAGTAAAATCCCTGACGGATTCTTTAAAGCGTACAGCCGCTGAAATCGGTGGACTGGTGGCGATAAAAAAATTCGGCTCCGATGTGATTGAAGCAACCGGAAAGATGCAGCAGTTACAGGTAGCACTTTCAACCATCCTTCAGGACAAATCAAAAGCAGACCAGCTCATCGCCGATATTGTCCAGTTCGCGGCCAAAACACCATTCAATCTTGACGATGTGGCGACAGGAGCAAAACAGCTTTTGGCATACGGTTCCTCGGCCGATAATGTCGTGAATGAACTTTCTATGCTTGGAGATGTGGCTTCCGGATTGCAGATTCCTATCGGGCAGCTTATTTATCTGTATGGAACATTGAGAACACAAGGACGGGCCATGACCGTAGATATCCGTCAATTCGCCGGACGAGGTATTCCAATCTACGAAGAACTGGCCAAGGTATTAGGAGTTTCCAAAGACCAGGTAGGTGAACTTGTGAAGGAAGGTAAGGTCGGCTTTAAGGAGGTCGAACAGGCCTTCAAAAACATGACATCCGAAGGAGGAAAGTTTGCCAACCTTATGGAAAGTTCTGCCGGGACGTGGCCCCAGCGACTTTCGAATATCGAAGATACCCTCTTTCAGAAAATGAATGAGTTCGGGAACAAGTATAAGGAAGTGTTCGAGTTTGGCATCGGTACAGCAGAGGACTTGGTGGAAAGTCTTGATGATGTGTTGTCTGTCATGGGCGGACTGATTGCAGCTTACGGAACGTACAAGGCCGCGTTGATTACCGCCGCCGTTGCTCAGAAGGCGGTCGGATTCGTTGAAAGTATCCGTCTGATAGGAATGTACAGAAAGGAATTGGGACTGGCCACCGCTGCACAACAAGCTTTCAATGTCGCTTCAAAATCTAATGTATATGTAACCTTGTTAGCAACGCTGGTAGGAATAGGTACGGCAGTTTACATGTTCACTAAAAGAACCAATGAAGCCACTGCAGCTCAGGATACACTTAATTCGGTGAATAAAAAGGCCGATGAGGAATTTACCAAGCAGGCAGCAACGATTGACAGGTTATCCAGCGTATTGAAAAGTGAAACTTCATCCCTTGATCAAAAAAAGAAAGCCTTGTCTGATTTGCAGTCTATCATTCCTTCTTACAACGCCAGTCTTAATGAAGAAGGTAAGCTGATAAACAATAACACCGAGTCCATTAAATCCTACTTGGCGCAGCTGGAGAAGCAGATACGGATGAAGGCAGCCCAAGAAGAACTTGAAGAACTGTATCGCAAGAAGCGGACTCAAGAAAAGCGGCAGAAAGTTGCCACGGAGAATTACAATGAGGCAAAATCTTTGTACAATTCATCTGTAACAATGACTGGAAGCGCACTACAGAACAAAGGAGTCAATACAGGCGTGACCGTATTCTCCCAAAATAGTGCAGTAAACAATCAGCTCAAAGATAGTGCGAATAAGGCCCAGAAAGAACTGGATTCCGTAAACAAAGAACTCGGCGAAACGGTTTCCGCTATCATAGAATTGGAAAAAGAGATTGAGAAATCTTCTCTATCCGATAAAAAAGAAGCCCAACAGTCTACAATATCCAAAGAAGTAGAAAATGCCACCAAGCGTATCAAGACACTCAATCAAGAGATTGCTGACCTTCGTAGTGGGAAACTGCAGGCAGAAGCTGGTAAGACAGTAGAATCTGCTATAAAGGCAAAGGAAAAAGAGTTACAGAGTGTAGAAAAGACCCTAGAAACACTTACCGGAGTTAAGAATAAGGATGTGTCAAGAGAAAACTCAACAACATCAGCCGGAGGGAAACTGTCAGACTTGGAACGTAAGTTGGCATTAGAACGTGCAAAAGAAGCCGTTGATTTGGAAAATCAGGTTGAACAGGCACGTATTAATGCTATGGCCGATGGAGGTGAGAAGATACTTGCACAACGTGAGTTGGACAACAAGAAGGAATTACAAGCCATTGAGCGGGCTAAAGAAGAGTATATTCAGAAAGAAATTCAAAGACAGAAGGAAATATTCGAAGCAACAGAAGAATTAAAGGCAAAACAAAACCCAAAGTATAAAAAGAAAAGTTTTGATTCATCCTCTGTTACTGTTGACATTTCCATGTTTGACAGTATTTACGACAATGCGAAGAATAAGCAAGTAAACGATCGGTTAAAAGATGAAATCGAAGCCAACGAACGCTACCTGAAAAACTACGGCACATTCATGCAAAAAAGACAGGCTATCACCGATGAGTACGCTCGTAAAATATCAGAAGCCACTACTCAGGGAGATAAGGATATACTCCAGAAAGAAATGGAGAAAACTCTCTCTTCTCTTGATCTTGAGAAGCTGAAGCAAGGTATCAACTGGGAACTTGTATTCGGTGACTTGGATAAGGTCTCCAAAGAGTCTTTGAACAAAGTAAAGCAACAGCTTAGAGATTTCAAGAATTCTGATGAGTACAAGAACATGGCCGTTGATCAGAAAAAGGTCATTGATGAGGCGTTGAGCAACATCCAGTCAACCCTCATCGACAAAGGCGGATTGCTGGCCGACTTACCTGAGCAATTAAGCGAACTGGCCATGGCTCAGGAAGAACTGTCACACGCTCAGGAGGAATACAATGAAGCCATGAGAAGCGGAACAGATGCACAGAAGGAAGATGCTACAAAAAAGCTGAATGATGCCCAGAAGAGACAGCAGAACGCTCAGACCAACGTGCAGAAGTCAACGGACAAAACAACAAGCAACCTTATCGCTTTGTCGAATGTAATTACCCAGCTTGGTTCAAACTCTGAAATTTCCCTTTCTCAAATCGGGAACTTGGCAGGCGAGGTTGTTGATGTTTTTACAGAAGCAGGAAGTAAGATTGGTGGAATCATTGGAGCCGCATTTTCTCTTTTAGATGCTATCGGAATGCAGGGGCTTGATGGGTTTGTTGGCAATCTTTTCGGTAGTGTCTTTAGGGCCGTTGGGGGAATATGGGACACATTGACCTTTGGACTTATCGGAAATAAGGAAAGTGACCCTTATTTGAAAGACGATTTGGAAAAGCTAACAATATCCAATCAAGATCTGAAAGCCTCTCTTGATAATCTGGCAGATAAGATGGATGAAAGCGCTGTTGCCGACGCGACTGAACTTTACGAGCAACAGAAGAAGAATATCGAGGAGCAGATGGCCAATACAAAAGAGATGATGCAACGCTCTGCCGCCGCATACAGCAATGGTTTCTTAGGAATCGGTGGCACACACTCAAGTAATAAGAAAATTAACGACGCTATGTCTGTCGAGGACTGGAAACGTGTCAGTGATGCAGCAGGGGTATCAGTTAAAAATGCTGGTGATTTCTGGAACCTGACCAGTGAGCAGATGTACAACGTATCCAACAACGCTACTGACCTCTACTCAAAAATCAAGCAATACGCCGACGATGGATATCAGAACGCTTCGCAGTATATGGACAGCTACATTGAATACTGGAAGCAACTCGATGAACTGGAGGACACTTACCGCGAAAAGCTGACCGACACCTCGTTTGATACTATCCGGGAGGAGTTCAAGAGCCAACTACTTGACATGGAATCAGATGCGGAAGACTTCGCAGAAAATTTCGAGAAAATGATGCTGCAGGCAGTGGTTGAGAGCATGATGTCAGATGCCTATGCAAGCCGCTTGAAAGAATGGTACAAGAACTTTGCAAACTTCATGTCAGATGGAATTTTGTCCGGTTCGGAACAAAGTAACCTTAAATCACAATGGGATCAGATGGTCAACGATGCGTTGAACGAACGTGATGCGATCATGCAGGCTATGGGGTGGGAGAATCCTTCTTCCGGTCAGCAGTCAGCCTCCAGCCGCGGATTTGGTACCGAGATGACACACGAAGACGCAGGCGAATTGAGCGGCCGTTTTACTGCCGTGTATGAATCCAATCTTAGGATAGAGACAGCAGAGCAGCAACAGACGGTAGCCATTACCGAACTGCGAGGCTCCATCGGTCCCTTGACATCACAAGTAACTGGTCTGTACAACATCGCCGACGAGACACGTACCATCCTGGCCAATTCCTATTTGGAGTTACAGCAAATCAGAGAGAATACTGAAGACTCAGCCAAATACTTGAAAGATATTAAGGCAGATATTTCAGAAGTAAAACGTAATACATCAAGACTATGACAGGAGATTTATTTATCAACAGGAAGGATGCATGGGCTACATGGGGTGTCCGTATGGGGGACGGTTTCCTCGATACTATCGACGGATTCAACGAGATGAAGGACTACATCGAGAATGGGAGCCGGTTGGAACATGGAAAACGTGTGATAACCGACAACGCAAAAGTGGACTCGCGAGAAATTACACTACAGTTTACCATCGAAGGAAATTCGGAGAACGACTATCGGACAAAGAAGAAATCTTTTCAGGCCGAACTGGAAAAAGGTGCAGTAAACATCAAAGTCCCGACTCTCGGAAATGAAGTTTACAAGCTGGTTTACCTAGGGAAAAGTCTGTCCTATGGACTAAGTCCTGATCGTTGTTTTGGCAAGGTTTCAGGGAAATTTTGCGAACCAAACCCGATGGATAGAAGCGAATAACGAACATTTCTTTTATTGTTTCGAATGGAAGTCTTGATTTTTAGGGCTTCCATTTTCTATTTATGAACTTTGGGGATATGATTGAAATTAAGGACATATCTGGAAAGACAAGGTTTTCTACCCCCATTAATAAAGGGGCAAAGGGAAAGTTCACACTAATGAAAGAGGACTACATCATCCTCCCATTTTCTGTGCCATCTCCCATACCGTTCAAGCTGGGTGACTACGTAGATCTGTCTGGCGTATTGGATGAATCACTCGGTGGAAAGCTGGCGAAAATCTATGAGATAACAGACCTTCAGAAGCCAACCTATAACACTTCCACCGGAGGGTATGACTACGAGCTTAAGATGAACGCCTACTACTGGAAATGGAAAAATAAAATCTTCAAATATACACCAGAACAAGCTGGTGGTGAGGCTTCTTGGTCGCTTACAGCGGCATTAGACGTTCAGTTAGGGGTATTCCTTCGTAATTTGAAAGCGCTAGGGTATACCTATAAAGGGACGGATTTTACATTTAGCATAGATGATACAGTGGAGAACAAGGCCGTAGCGATGACGTATGATAACATAAATCTGCTAGATGCCCTATTCTCCATGGCGGGCGAGGATAAGTGGAACTGCGATTGCTGGATCACGGATAACGTAATTCATTTTGGGCGAAATGAGTTCGGTGATGCCGTGAAAATAGAGCGAGGAGTTGAAGCGTCAGACATCACTCGCAGCGAAAGTGAGGGCACTTATGCCACCCGTATCTATGCGTTTGGTTCTACTAAAAATATTCCTACAAACTACCGGCCTACCGACGAGCAAGTGGTAATCAATGGAATAGTCCAGAAACGGCTTATGCTTCCGGCTGACACTCCTTATATAGACGCATACGAAGGCATGTCACAGGAAGAAGCTATCGAGGATGTGGTTGTTTTCGACGATGTCTATCCTCGCCAGGTTGGTACCCTTTCCGATGTACACACCCGTACTGAGAAAGTAGAGAGTGAGGATGGCACCAAGGAAACCGTCACCTATTATCGTTACAAAGATAGTGGACTTACATTCAAGGAAGAGTATATTATCGAAGGACAGGAGCTTCAGATCACCTTCCAATCTGGTAAACTGAACGGCATGGCGTTCGGTGTAATTTTCAATCCTGATCCCAAAGATGAGAGTAGGGGCGAACAACTTTGGGAGATAGTAAGAAATGAGAACTACGGCCGCCCTTTGCCAGATGATATGATGTATCCTGCAAACGGTGACAAGTATATCCTTTCTGGATTTAACATCCAGCTTGTATCAGATCAGTATATCCCGGAGGCTGAGCAAGAGCTGAAAGATAAAGCACAGAAATATGCTGAGAAGGTAAAGAAGGATGACGGTACCTATCCGGTAACATTAAGAAGTGATTGGGTGCATGAAGATTTGATTTCACGCACATTCGAGTTCGGGCAAAGAATAAATCTCGTAGATGATACCTATTTTGAGAACGGACGTATCTCACGTGTCTTGGGATGGGAAATGAGTCTTGATGTTCCTTGGGATTCGCCTGTTTATACGATAGGTGAGAGTATGCCTTATTCTCGTATTGGAGAAATTGAAGATAAAGTTGATGCACTGACCTATAAGGGACAGGTATATACAGGAAACGGAAGTGGTAGCGTATATGTTATCAAAGTAAATGATTCAACTCCCCCTTCAGATAGTAATGTGTTTTCTGCTCTCAGATCATTGAAAATGTTTCTTCGGAAAGATCAGCAAGATGAAACGAATTACCTTCTTTCATTGCTTGGTGGAATCTTGGTTAATAAAATAGCAAAATTCGGTAATTTCATTACAGGTGTTTCTGGTGGTATGATAGACGATGAAGGGAATATGGAAATGGAATCAGGCTATTTTCGTAAACGATTATTTGTTCCGGAAATAGCTTATAATCGCATTACATATTTCAAAGGACGTGCTGTTATATCTCCCGGGGGCGGTTGCAAAGTAAAGTCATATATAAAGAATGATGATGGAAGTTTTACGGTTATACCAGACTTGACAGAAGCGGACGGACTGAGCCAGTTTGTTGATGACATTCTGTCTGCTTTCTTTACAACAAAAAATGAAGAAGGAAAACTTACTGGTTTTGCGCAAATGCAGTTTCGCGTGACAGAAGCCGACTATGATGCAAAAACATTCAAAATGGTAAATCGTCCCGGGAACAACTACGAACCGGGTGAGGAAATGATACTGGCACAAACGGGGAACTTTACAGACCTAGACCGTCAAACATACATTCTGTTTGATACTCTGAACGGGAACAATTGTATTACTTTCTTTGATAACGCCAATACCTGGGACCCGGAACCGGCACAGATGAAAAGCTGGCTGGGGAAAAAGAAAGGAATGAAAGTACAGGGGTTTGACTGTGACAACTATTCGGCTGTACTACAAAATATCCTGATGACCGGTCTTATATTCCAGACGGATACCATTACCGGTCAGCCGATTCGGGTTCCTCTTGACAAAGGGGCATGGGAGGCTGGGCCACATGCTTATTTTGATAGAGTATCCCATAATGGTTCATTATGGCTATGCATCAATCCGGAAGGTACAGAGTCAGAACCTGCTGATAATAATCCGGATTGGCTGAAGCAGGTTGCAGAAGGTCAGCGTGGCTTACAGGGACTTCAGGGACCGAAAGGAGAACAAGGTATACAAGGCCCTGCTGGAGCAGATGGTCGCAGTTCCTATTTTCACATAAAGTACTCGCACTTACAGAATCCTGTCAAGCCGACTGATATATCCGATACACCTAATGACTATATCGGCACGTATGTTGATTTCTCAGAGGATGACAGTACCGATCCGGCTGCTTATACATGGGCACGCTTTAAAGGATTGCAAGGGGCCAAAGGTGATCAGGGCATACCGGGTACAAATGGCGCTAACGGTCAAACCTCTTATCTGCACATTAAATACTCTGATGATGGAGGTTCAACATTTACCGGCAACAATGGAGAATTGCCGGGTGCCTATATCGGACAGTATGTAGATTTCACACAGGCTGATAGCTCAGATCCCAAGAAATATACATGGAGCAAGATTCAGGGTGAGCAGGGACCGCGTGGCCTTCAAGGGCTTCAGGGTGAAAAGGGCGAACAGGGTATCCCGGGGCCAAAAGGTGAAACCGGGGCTACAGGAGCAGCTGGTAAAACCTCTTATTTCCATATTAAATATTCTAATGACGGGGGTAAGACCTTTACTGGTAATAATGGCGAGGATGTAGGAGACTGGATGGGTACATATGTCGATTTTACACAATCCGACAGTGGCAGTGTTTCTGCATATAAATGGATGAAGACAAAAGGTGCACAGGGTGCAAAAGGTGACCAGGGTATTCCGGGAACAAACGGGACGAATGGGCAGACATCTTATTTGCACATCGCTTATGCCAATTCTGCAGATGGTTCTTCGGGCTTCAGTACCAGCGATTCAACCAATAAACTTTATATCGGCCAATATACAGATTTTACACAGGCAGATAGTAACGATTACAAGAAGTATTCCTGGAGTAGAATCAAGGGTGACAAGGGAGACAAGGGTGATAAAGGAGACACGGGACCTCAGGGCGCCAAAGGGGATAAAGGTGATACGGGGCCTACCGGCTCTCAAGGCATTCCCGGTACATCATCATATTTCCATGTAAAGTATTCGGCAAACTCAAATGGTAATCCGATGAGTGATACTCCGAACACCTATATAGGTACGGCTGTAACACAAAGTTCCACAGCACCTACATCTTACACTTCCTACAAATGGGCAAGATTTCAGGGTGCACAAGGGCCTAAGGGTGATCAGGGTATTCAAGGACCTGCGGGAGCCAATGGTAAAACCTCTTATCTGCACATTAAATATTCCGATGATGGCGGCAAGAGCTTTACAGCCAACAACGGAGAAACTCCCGGTGCTTATATCGGGCAGTATGTAGATTTTACACAGGCTGATAGCAGCAGTGTTTCTTCTTACACATGGACTAAGGTTAAGGGAGATAAAGGTGACAAAGGAGATACCGGATCTGCCGGTGTAGGCGTTAAATCAGTAGATGTTCTGTATTATATGTCCACATCAGCAACTTCATTGTCAGGTGGTAGCTGGCAGACAACTTCCCCGGAATGGGTTAACGGCAAATACATGTGGTCGAAGACAAAAGTCACATATACGGATGAAACGACAAAGGAAACAGCTCCCGTATGTATAACCGGAGCGAAGGGTAATACAGGAGCAACCGGCAATACAGGTGCGGCAGGCAAAGGAGTGAAATCGATTGTTGAAGAATATTATCTGTCTGCTTCTTCGTCCTCGACAACAGGAGGAAGCTGGTCAACAACAGTTCCGGCATGGCAAAATGGGAAATACATGTGGACACGTTCCGTTATCACTTATACGGATAACTCCAAAACCACAACAAACGCAGTATGTGTGAGCGGTTCCAAAGGTGACAAGGGAGATAAGGGGAATACCGGTGCAACAGGTCCGCAGGGGCCTCAAGGTCCCCAAGGTCCTCAAGGTACACCCGGACAGAATGGTACTCCCGGTGCCAGCTTTATCCCATGCGGAGCATGGATTTCAGGCAATGTTCCTTACAAGAAAAACTCAGCGGTAGAATTTGCTGAAAATGCTTTTGTAGCACTGCGTGATACCAGTGCACCACCGTATGCCATTGCTAAATACAATAATGGTAATTATGTCCGTACACCACAGGGATATCTTTTGGCTGGAACTCCATCAACAAACACACTGCATCCCGACTGGCAGCGACTCACTAATATTGAGCCACCGACATTATACTGGTTGGATAGTTCATGCAGTTCAATAGCTTATACATCGACTGGCAGTATGTCTCCGTCAGCTTTTACCGTCAGTTGCAAGAAAAACCGTAACGGAGTTGTTGGTAAGTGTGCTGAACTTTGGTTGGTTGCAAGAAAATATGACGGTTCCTGGCGCTCTCATGCCGGTCCGGTGCAGTCGGCTTCCATCTCTGTTCCGGCGGCTTCCGGCTGCACACAGTTTGCAGTCCGTGCTTATTGGTCATCCTCGGAAGCTAATGCCTGGTCAGACAATTATGTGGCAGAAATAGGAATCGGAGTAGCGGAAGCTGGTGCTACCGGGGCTACGGGAGCTTTCCCACGTGATCGTGGCCCATGGCGTTCGGGAGAATCATACGAGTGGAGTGCAGACTATCGTGACAAGGTAATACATCCTTTTAACGGGGTTTATTATAACTTCCTTGTTCGTACTCAAGGCTCGACGGTTACGGATGCGCCGACATCAGCTAACGGCGATGATAACTGGGAAGCAATGAACAAGCTGGTGAATATTGCCACCGATACATTGTTTTCTGACGGAGCCAATGTCGCAGGGTTTATGTTTAGTGGTGGTGTGATGAAATCACAACAGTCAACAAATGGAGTTGCAAACATGATCCTGAATGGGAATACCGGGTATTTCCATTGTGTCAATGCCGAGATTACAGGTAAATTTATAGGTAATATATCCGCAGACTCCGGAACTATCGGAGGATTCTCAATCGGTGCAAAGAGTCTGAGTAATCTGGCTGCAGATGTGTCTCTCAGCATTGGTAACTATAACAACAGTTCAACCAAATTATTTTCAGTTAACCGGGGGACAAGTGCAATGCTTCAGGTACGACACGATAGTGGAATCTGTATCAGTGCTGAAACTTACGGTTCATCTGATTCTATTGCGATCAAGGCACTCTGTAATGCATCCGGATATGGGCAGGCTATTCAGGCGTATGGAAATGTCTCGCTGTTGGCTAGAAGTACGGAAAAAACCAGAATTAATGGTGTTGTTGTCAACACACGACGAATAACATCATCTGCAACCATCAATGCGAACGATGACTTTCTCATTTTTGGTAACTCTGGGAATATCACAATCACCATGCCGAGTACATCTGCTTCACCTGCTGGGAAAATTCTCTACATGAAGAGAGTTTCCGGTAAAGGAGCTATAACCTTATCCGGTTCATTCCGCAATCCCAATAATTCCGGAGGTGCAAGCTCTCTGGTTATAAATGATGATGTATCCAGATTTTTTGTACGGGATGATCAGGGATATTGGGTTCAATATACCTGTGGTTAATCATAATTTTTAATATCAGCTATATGAAGAAAGTAAACTTTAAAAAAATGCGATTCTGGTCTGGTATCGACCATACTCAAAAGCTGGAACAGGATGTTCGGCTTGACTTGGCCAATCTGATATATCGGTATGGTGATATACGAGGGATGGATTTAGCCCTTCGTATTTACCATTCTGATGGAGATATAGAACTTTCAGATGATGAGTTCACATATTTACAGAGTTTTGTATTTGGACACTGTTCGCCACAGATGGTAGAAGCTATGCAGGAATTATAAAATATCATTTAATAACCATTTAAAAAAATTACAATTATGGCAGATCAATTCGAAAACCAGTTACCACAGAAAAGTGACGCAAAATGGGTACGTGCATTAGATGCTTCCGGCAACCCAATTTTAATCAGCAAAGAAGACCTCGCATCAGTTGTGGGAGGACTATTAGAGATTAATGGCTCTTGGT